AATGGAGCGGTCAGGAAATTTCTATAAGGCAATACGGTTGGGATATATACTTATCTCCATTCTTATCGGATGTATGGATAATATGAATAGGTGCTGCGGGCTACCAGGTACCACCTCTGCCGGAACAGCTTTACGCAATATGGCTGCACATCGAAGTTGTTCTCTTCATCCTTCCAGTAACTGTGATAGGTCATATTCAGGATGCGATTCTCCTTCATCGCTTCAATGATAGGCTGCAGGTAATCTTGCCCCGAGGGGACATATTCCAAAAGAATACGTTCTTTGATGCTTTGACTATTCGCCAAGGCATTGCTTACACAGAATGTATTGTAGAGCCACGATCGTAGGCCGTTCTTGCTGATGTCCTCCTCGTTCTCGATATAGTAACGGTACTCGCCTCGGTTCTCGTTGACGATGTTGATACCGAACATATCCCATATTACATATTTCCAGTTGTCAAAGGTGCGTTTCGGGATTTCTACGCCCCTACTGATATCATCGCGCAGCCATCGTTCGTTCAGTTCCTTGAACGAAATCGGCCCTCGGCGGTAGATGGTCTCTATTACCCAAACGTATTTGCTAATCAGGCTTTGTCCTCTATCGTTGTCCATGTTTCACGAATTTTGCTGCAAAGAAAAGAAGAAGATACGCAAATCTGTGGCAGAGCTTCCAAAAACTTTCAATAATACTCTATTTTCAGTTCATCACTCACAATGAAGTCTTCGTGGTCATCGTCATAGATATAGACGATGCGGAGTCCTCGATATTGTGCCGGAACCTTCAGCGTATCGAGCAAATGCCATCGTGACCGTCCGAAGTCATACGATGCACGGTCAAGGATGAGACGATTACTTGTCCAGTCAAACTGGTAGTACCCTCCCCCGATGCATGAGTCATCTCCAATCAGCAGATCCTTATGCTGATTGACCATGCCCAGACGTAGGTACCCGTCCATTGTTATGATGAATTTTGGGGAACTCATTCTTATATCCTATCTATACCTTTGTTATGAACTTACACATTGGATAATTAGAACAACCATAAAAACGACCATATCGGCCATTCCTTAAAACGAGTGTTCCACCACAACGTGGACAGATACCATTATCTACTTTGGCTTGTGAAGCAGCTTGAAATGTTTTAACTTTTTGTATGTGCTGACTTCTTTTTTCTTTATCATCAGAAGATTGTCCTTGAAGTATTTGAGCTATCGCCTCACATTGCGCATCCGTGTAGATTATCCTGTTATACTTCAAGACCTCATTCTTTAGCGCATTTGTTCTGATGACTGTGTAATTTGGAGTATTAACCATTAAGCGGTCGCAATCAACTATGACAACAATAGGAACGACTACCACATCGTCATACGACTTTAATGCCAATTTAACCGCCTCTACATGCACTTTATTCTGATAGATAGGATTTGGTTTGTCATATTTCTCCTTATAGATTGTCTGCGTCCATTGGTCTGCGTTCTCACCTCCACTTATCCATCCAGTCCAGCATTTTGTCTCAATGACAAAAACGCCAAATGGTGAAACTACCACATGGTCTATCTGGGTATCGCCATGTGCATTTGGAATTAGCAAGTCATCCAGAACAATATAGTGTTCCCCTAACCCATGCAGCTTCCCAGATACTGTTTTCTCCCCCCTGGCTCCACGCGAGAGCCATTTGCGGTTCTTTACTAAAAAGAACAGTAAGAGGCAGAATAATATCAGAGAAATTAACTCAGGCATATAAAATCGAATTAGTTTATCGTAATATCACCATCTTTTACCTTATCGATTGTAGCTTTTCTATGGTAACCATTCTTCGTGAACTCGTTTATCCAAATTAGACGTCTAGTGCCGTCTCCATAAGGCTGCAATCTAAAATGCCCACTAACTTGGAAAGACGTATCACTACAAATCTCAGTATACCACTTACTATCGAATAAATAGTATTCTAAACCAGACGCAGTAACTGTCTGAATCTTCTTATTCTTCTTAATTTCCTTCTTGACAGTGGTTGAAACCTTTCCTAATTGTACTTCTGCCCATTGCCTTAAACAGAGGTAATCTAAAACCATGTCAATATAGTCTCGAAGGTTAGCTTCCATACAATTATCCAAAAGGGGTAGAAACATACAATCCAGTTGATGGCCTTCGCCTTTAATCTTATCTTTTGGAGATACACAGATATAGTAAGTTGGAATAGACAAATGTCTGTCCAAGTATTCTTGGAACACCCACAATGTCAAACATCCATTTTTTATACTATAAACAACATAACATCCTTCAATAAAGTAGGGACTCCGTACAATTCCATTCTCGTTGTCAAGCTCTTCGAGGATATCCATATGAAATTGTGTAAATTTCATATAGGACTTGTCCATCGTGTCAATAAACGTTTTAGAGAAGACGACTAAATTACGGCAATTACCCTTTACATGTGAGAGCTCTATTATTGCGTTTTCTCTGTCAGAATCTATTGCACTACCTATGTTGTTGCACCAATTAAGAATGCTTTGGGGCAAATCTCTATTATCAAGATTAAACAAATACCTAAACAGGGTAATATCGTTTATACTCTTACTTTTCATGAAACTATATTGATAATAACTAACGAGAGTCCATCTTTGTACCCTTCTTCTTACCCTACATAAGAACAGTCCTACGCTTGTCGATGTTACGAATATCCTAAGATTTAATAATCTCCCAATGTCCACCTTTATCAGGTCCAACACGGCGAATAATGCACTTTTCTTTCAATCTTGTCATGATGCGCTGTACCTGTCTTTCGGATAGAGAGTAGGTCTTTGCAAGTTCTTTTGTGGATATGGACGGATTCTTAGATATGCTTTCGAGGATGTTTTCTACGACATTATCTTTGTTTTCTACGACATTTTCTACGACATCGGACGGTGTTTCTACGTCATCATGGGCTTTTCCTACGACATTTTCTACGACATCTGCTGATTTCTCTGCATTTCTCCATATAATCGCCGTGAATTGGTTGCCCTGCTTGGAATCGCGGAACTCAATATGGCAATCCTCACGAAGCACGCGAGGTATGCCAGAGCCTAATCCGCGATATGGCATTGTCTTGGCGCAGAAATTAGCCAAGAGAGGATTACGAGGGAAGGAGTTGCCAAGCATCACTTCTTCCATTGTATGGTTGCCCATGATACAGCCAGGGTTGATAATCTCCACCCTGTTGTCAAACACCAGCAAGCGGATGGCAGCAGGTTTAAGCAGGTCCAGATGGATAAGAGCGTTCTGAAGAAGCTCTTCCAAAACGGATTCAGGAATCTCCAGCTTGCCGATGGAGTTAAATGATTGCCCGTTCTGTGTTCGCCGTAAACAACCTTTAAGCCACATCATTCCCTGTTCATACATCTCAGGTATCGTACCTTCGATGTCCCTGCTGTCGCGGTATTCCTTTCCTCCAAGTTCATTGCCATAGAACCACACGGCTTTGATGACATAAGAAGGTGAGAACATCTGCGGACGTTGCCCGAAGTACAGTAGTCCAGCCGTTGTGAGCAGTCCTTTATCATCGGTTATGCGCAGGCTGCGAAGTAGTCTTTCTTGTGGAATGTCGAAATCCGTCATGGGTTTTCCATAGACATTCTCAAAGAAACGGTCAAGAGCTAACGTGTCAAGATCGTGAACAGACGTACTTTGTACGCCTACTTCGTCAGGATGGTAAGCTCCCGACTCCTGAAACAGTGCCAGTATCTCGCTGTTTTCCGTCACTCGACGTTTGTCAGCTCCCTGCTTCACCCAGATATGCCCGCTCAGATCCTTATATGGCATATTACGACCGGGGAGGATAGTTGCTATCAGAATCATCTCGCCCTCCACGTTAACGACGTCTGTCTGAATGTAGATAGTTGGGCGCACATGTTCATTGGCAGCATTCCCCAACTGGCGTGAGATTTGTTGAATATCTGCAAAAGATAGACCTATAATCTCACCCGTCTTGTCCTCAACGCCAAACAGGATATTGCCTCCGCCTGAATTGGCGAATGCCACCATCTCCTCAGCAATGTCCTTTTCTGAGGTGAACTTCTGCTTGAATTGGGTGTGACTTGTTTCGCCACAACTAATCAGCTTATATAAATCTTCGCTGGTCATGTTCATTGCAAATTATTATGAAACGGACATAAGAAACCATGAAATGGCCACTTTTTTGTCCGATTTGAGGTCAAAATTAAATAAATATCTCCAATAAAATAGGTTCGGGCGCGTAAAAAACACTAAATCGGGGCAAAAAAGATTATTTTTGCCCTAAAGAACACATCAAAACCCATAAAAAACGTATCTAAAAGGCTTCAAATGTATCCTAAAGGCCGTTTACATCACCCCTCCACCAGAAAAATTGTATATATCATGTTGCGGGAACTTCTCACACCCGATATAGAGGGTGTCAAAAGCATCCGTACCGTCGGTGCGGTGTTCGAGAAGATCCTCTTCCGTCTCGGGGTTCTTCTCGTCGTTCTTGTTCTTGCGGAAACCCAGCCGGCCGCGATACACCTGTGCCGTCTGCACTGCAAGAATCAAGTCGTCATTGTTCTGACGGTTGAACATCGGCATGAGGCGCTGCTTCCCTGCAAAGCCCCGGTTGATGAGCAGGTATTTCTCATCATGCTTCATCGGATTGCCGAGATACACATCAATGACTTCCCATCCCCGGCGTTCAAACTCATGCATAATGACCCAGTGGAAGTCCTGTTCATTCACCGCATAGTTTGAACCGAGCGCCGTGGCATCATAGTAATAGATGACCGTCTTGTTCTCATGGTATGCGTAGTAGTTGCAGAAGTCCTCGACCAGTGCTGACAGCTTACGCTCGAACTTCACGAAGAACGACTTCAGCACATTCAGCCTGCGCCCTGAAGGCTGTCCCGCTACGAGCCAGTTGATATTGGCGTTGTAGTCCATGCCGATGCAGATAGGAGCCTGACGGTTCAGGTCCTTGTCAGCACGGCAGTCCATGGCAGCATCGTCAAACTCATATCCGAGGCTGTCCAGGTATTCAAAATCCGAAGCATTGTATTTATGGCCCTCCCGCATAGACGAATAGAACCCATCCTTGCGGATCCCAATCCGCTGACACAGAATCGATGTCTGAAAAGTCAGCGGAGTCAGGTCACGCTTCATCTGTCGGATGTAGTTCTCACCAAGCAGCTCGATGTTCTCGATGCTGGAGTATTCTTTGTAATACACGGCCACCGAGCGCATCTTATTGAGCTGCGTGTCCAGTTTGCGCAGATACCCTTTGAGGTAAGAAGGAATCACCTGTTTCTTCTTGCGTATCTCACGTATGCGCTCCTTGGTGTGCCATATCTCATAGAGGGTGGCCTTAATACCCTCGATGAGATCCTTGTCCATCTTCTCGCGGTAATGCAAGAACCAGCTGCCTTTCTGCGTCTGCGGCATATCCGAGAGAATCATCAGCGAATGGTTGAAGCTATGCTTCCCAAAAAACGACTTGATGCCGCCGTTTGCGGGTAGCGTCTCATCCTTCAGCTTCTGGTAGTCAATGAACTTTGCTTCATCGACCAGCACCCATGAGAGCGTCAGGGAGTTGGACGTACCCGGACGATCCTGGGAGATGATGATGGCGACGGAGCCATTGTAGAACGTAATGACATGCTCATAGTCACTTGGTTCAATCAATGGCCGCTTGAACGCCTTTGGCGGTCGCTTTCCCACCACGTAGTGCACATCCTTCTCATATCCCCATCTGCGCCAAGCCGTGAACAGTCCCGGCAGCGTGTTTGTCAGTCCGTGCTTGAATGTCGGTACCACGATGCCGCCCGTGCTCCCTTCCATGCGCTGCATATTGCGGAGCACGAAAGGCGCGGCGATGGAGTCCGTCTTACCTGTACGTCGCCCGGCCACAATGACCGTCGTATTGGCCCCGATGAGCTGCGTCAATCGCTGCGGGTCATTGAAGTATATCCTCTTTGCTTCCTTTTCCGTTTTTTCCATGGCTTACTCCGTTTCGTCTTCATCCTTGATTTCCTCATACTCCGCATACAGCTCATCCTCTTCGAGGTCAGCGTATTCATATTCCACATCGTCAATATCAGCCGACTCGGCGCGATATTTGGCAAGCAAGTCTTCCACGAACTTCTGCCTGTTGGGAATGGGCTTGATACCCAGTACCGACGGGTCAGAAGTCGCCGTAAATGGCTGTATGACGATGAGATGATAAGGCAGTGCCGTTTCATCCTCCACATCGACGCGGTTGTATTTGGCGTAGGAGGTAGCTGCCCGTTCCATCGTCTTCGTGTCCTTGCGTTTCTTGGCCATCTGGTACGTTTCAAGAATCATCTCGTTATATCGCCACCGATGGAATTCCCGCGAGGCCGAAGTAAGCAGCGGCATCAAGGTTTTGATGACCGCCAAATCCGCGTATGCCTGTGACCGATGCGCTGCATACCCACGTGCCAGCTCCTCCTCGATAAACTGTCTGTCCTTGGCATCAGGGTTCGCCAGTACCCACGAATACATGTCACGCAAGCGCAGTACACGGGCAATCTGCGTTTCCGTGTACTTTTCTTGGCGCATGACTTCAGCAGTTGAAAAGAGATGCTCCTTGCACAAATCTATGGTGGATATGTTGGCCATTGAGCTGTGTTATTCATCGTCTTCCATATCGAGCAGGTTCTTCGCTGCATTCTCCAAGGCAAGCGGAGAGCCGACCATTGCCAGCTGCATTTCTTGCATGTGCAGCTTTACCTTTGAACTGGCTTTCCCGCGAAGGTAAGCCTGTGACACAAGCGTTTGCCTGTTCTTGATGTCCTCGCGCAGTTGCTCAGCGGGAATATCAAGAATCAGTGCAATGTCAGATATAGGAAGGAAGATAGAAGCATACTTCTCTATTTCTTCCAATTCATTGGCTTTGTATTCTCTGTTCGAGCAATCCATGTAGCGGTACTGATTTGTTACGGATGATATACTGCATTTCTTTCTGAAGCGTATTGAATATGTCTGGATCTGTCGTCACCAAAGCCGACTCTGTGCGGTTGCCTCGTGTGAGGTTCTGCGAGGTGAGGACAGTTGCCACCGCCCCACTTTCAGCCTGAACCAGCAGCACCTTAGAGTGATTATCTGCCAAATAGACATGTTCCATCGTCTGGCAGATAAACGGCCACAGCCGCAAAGTCTTCTGCGTAGCCTTGAAATCCAGGACCAAGTTGAACTGTGAAACGCGGCCATCCTGCTCGATGAAGAACAGGCGGCGAAGGAATTCCTCTGAGATGGAGAACGAAGTCTGCCAGACTTCGGATTTTCCCACCTGTTCAAGAATCCATTCGAGCACATCAGCCACCTGCAGCTCATTGGTGAGATAGACCTGATGCGTCTTTTCAGCCAATGGAAGCAGGTATTTGGATATGTTGATGCCGCGTTTCATGTATTATTCAGTATTCTTGGTGGCAGAATCCTTGGCCTCCTTCTTGGCCTTGGGCTTCGAAGCTTTCTTTTCGCCCTTGGCCGCAGTCTTAGCCCCCTTGGCCGTGGACTTCTTGACCTTAGTTGTGTCAGGTACTGGAGTACCTATCACATAGTGGTCATAGATGTCCCAATTCTCATGAATCTGCTTATCCAGCTCTATGAGTTCCTTCAGGAACGGATAGCGTTCTGAGTCCGGGCAACTGACATTCTCCAATGAGAGATTGCGCAGTTTCAGATGCACTTCTCGCATCCTCTGGAGCAAGGGCAGGTTCTCCACGTATCGTGCCTGAATCTCTTCCGGCAGCTGGTCGTGGTCGGCACGTTTACCTCTTCGGAATTCCTCATCTGTGGTGCCGCTCGTTGGGGCATCCCGATACAGGAAATATTTCTTCTCGATGACCTTTACCTGGGCATCCATCTGTTCCACTTCCTCATGCGTACATTTGGCCAGTCTTGCGGTCAGGCGACGGCTCAGTTCCGAGACAAGATAATCCATCAGTTTCTTCTTGTCAGGATAACGCATGAGGTTGTTATAATGGATGTGATTGCCCTCTAACTGAAGCAGCAGAAGACATCCTTCCTCTGTTGTCCGGCTGTCATCATCCAGCCAAGAGCGGAGCTTAGAGTTGAACATTTTATTCATATCATAGATGTTTAATATCCAGTTTGTAATGTAAGCACATATAAATATCTACTTCAAAGCTTGTTGTTGATTCCGGCAAACAGCATTACGTTCTTTTTGTGGCCATCGAACACCGTCTTCATCGACTTCATTGTTGACCCTGTTGTGACGAAATCATCAAAGACAATGATGTTGTTTTCGGGTGGCAAAAACAGCAGGTCAAACACCGCATTCACCCGATGTTTCGACTTGCAAGCGGCCACATCTTCATAGAACGGGATGCCCATTTTCTTGCCAATTTCATCAGCAATCAGCGTGGCGAAATTTCGAGTCAGATGCCGCCGTTTTGGAGTGCAAATGATGCACCAGTCACCTTCCTTCAGATGCTGTCCGATGACCTCCCCGATGAGCCTGCTCACCTCCTCAGCGAAGTGCGGTATCTCGCCATCGTCCGACTTGATTTCAGTCAGTGTCCGTCCCATGATGGACTTCTGCCATAGGGCAAAGAACCATACCCCTGCGCGGCTCACCAACCGCGTCTTCGGGTAAAAGTCACATCGTGCCTCCGTGTCCTTGTCCCAGGCTTCCCGTTTCTTTTTCCCGAAGAGATCCTTGACTGTTCTCTGTCTGGTTGAATCGGAAAAAGAACGAAGCGCACCGTCCATATCCGGCACTTGCACCTCAGCGAGGAGGTCACTCATGTCTATGGCGGTGCGCTCATCCAACGTTTCAAAGATATGATTTCGAGAGTCTTTATCAGGAACCAGTCAGAACTACCGTTCCGTCCTCGGTGGCTATCGAGCCTTGGTAGAACGGCGAGGGGCATACATCCGTGGCTTCCACGTTGATGGTGGTGCTGGCCGTTCCCGTGGCACCCTGTCCGTTGTCCTGTGTCACCGTTGTCTTCGTCTCATAGAAACGAGACCCGACGATGCGCCAGTAGCCGGACATGTCCTGTACGAGGAACACGTTATCGGAGTTGTTGAGGTAACACGCAACGGCAGAAGCCTCGGGGCCTACTCCCGGATGGACGGCAGTGAGCTTGTTCAACTGCGTCTGCGAGGGAGATTCCCCCTGTGGGTCAGAGGTCAGCGTGGACTTCTCCGCGAGGATGTCAATGTAATACCAATAGGTATCAGCCTTCAGCGCGAAGTTGCCCGTCACGGTGGCAAAAGAGTATCTGCCTCCGTTGTCCGTGCTGTAGTTAGGCCACTGCACGATGTTTTGCTTACTCGTGTAGTAGAGCCTGCGGCGGATGCCAGGCAAGACGGGCATACCTTGGCACCAACCGAGGGAGCGCTGCAATGGCGTGAAGCAAGAGTTATTGTTTGGCATAGTCGTACAATTTAGAGTTTCAACGATTAACCGCCATTGTTCTGTTCTTCAGCGGAATCATCCTCGTCATCCAGAGTCAGTTCTCCGTCCTCTGTGACGATTTTCCCAGCATAGAAAGGTGACGGCGCGATGTCAGTAGCTTCCACGTTGATGGTTGTGCTGGCCGTTCCCGTTGCGCCCTGTCCGTTGTCCTGCGTCACCGTTGTCTTCGTCTCATAGAAACGAGAGCCGACGATGCGCCACTTCCCAGACATGTCCTGAACGATGAACACGTTATCGGAGTTATTGAGGCAACAGGCGACGGCAGAAGCTTCCTGACCCACTCCCGGATGAACGGCAGTCAGTTTGTTCAACTGTGTCTGCGAGGGCGTTTCCCCTTGCGGATCCGAGGTCAGCGTGGATTTCTCCGCGAGGATGTCAATATAATGCCAATAGGTATCAGCCTTCAGCGTGAAGTTACCCGACGTATTGGCAAAGGACAGGCTGCTGCCGCTGGTATAGGCTGGCCATTGCACGATATTCTGCTTGCTCGTGTAGTAGAGCCTGCGGCGGATGCCCGGCAATACAGGCATTCCCTGGCACCATCCAAGAGACTTCTGCAATGGAGTAAAACAAGTATTTTGCGTAGGCATAGCAGTAATGATTTAACAGTTCAACAATTGCATGTATTCAGTTGTCATTACCGACTTAGCCGTTGCCACCTGTGTTTTCTCCACCTTCATTGTTACCTCCGGTGTTTTCACCGCCTTGGGTGTTGCCTTGTTCCTGGCTTCCACCTTGGTTCTGAGACTGGCCGCTGTTCTGGTCCTGTCCGTTGCCCTGTTCCTCTTCGGAAGAGCCGAACAGTTCGATGACCTTCAGGCGGCGACGGTCGATGCTCTCGAACTGCACGCCGAAGAACATGGTGGCGATGTAGGTAAGCACGAAGGGAGCGAACTCACGTACATCCACACTTTCCATGTCGCCCATCTGGTCGAAACCGACGAGCATATTGCTCTTGGGAGCGATATGGATGAAGTTGGAGCCCAGTTTGTTCGTGAGCGGGATCATGTGCAGCTTGTTATTGCTGCCCTCGACGGTATTCTTCTCATAACCGAGGTTATAGGGAAGAGCCCCGTGCATGGACTGGTAGGATTCGTTGTACATGTCAACGAACTCCTGTGTGCAGTACATGTTCAGGTCCTGGGCGCGGAGAATCGGGTCAAGGCTGAACAGAATCTTCTTGGCGACGGTGCAAGCGTTCAGCTCGGTAATCTCCTCAGTCAGTTTGAGGTAGTTACCCTTGTTAGCTGCGATGTTACCAGCGGTGATTTCCGTGGAGGTAATCGTATCGAAGCCGTTGAACAGATCCATAGTAGTGTCGCCGTTCTCATTGCGTACAGCCGACCAGATAGCATTGTTAAGCGTCTCGGACAGACCACGGGAAATGAGGGCAAGCACTTCTCTTGCCTGAATCGTGTTCTTCTGTCCGTCACCCTTGGTTGAGCCAGCCATCATGCCGAGCAAGGTACTTACGGCACTGTTAGGCTCGAAATCCGTACATACGGAACCGAAGAACGTTTCCAGAGTACGGAAATTCAGGTGAAGATCCGTGTTAGTGCGTCGGCTGGCCTTATACGGAGCGAACTGAGCCGTGCCGCTGATTTCGCCCACGGACTCCTTATAGCGGATGCCCGGGCGCTTAGTCATGTGCTGCAGAGTTTCCTCACAGCCGATGATGGGGAGCATCAACAGTTCCTTGCGCCACTTGTGCGCGGCCTCCTGATACTCCTGCGGGGTAAAGTGAACTATTCCTGCCATGGTAGTAAAAAATTGTGTTTGTGTTGTTTGGAAGAATTGGATAAAAGAAAGATGGGCTTAGGAAACCAGATCATACAGCTCCTTGGCGCTGTTCACCCTGGCCAGGTACTCACTTGCTCTGTTGGGCTGCTGGTTGTTCTCGCCGGAGTTGTTGTTGACCACAGAAGAAGTAGTATCAGCGGGAGTAGCTTTGAGTGCTCTCACCTCTGCTTCCAGCTCAGTGATGCGGTTGTTACGCTCTGTCAGCTGGTTCTCCTGGTCTGTGATACGTGTTTCCTGTGCGGTGATGTGGTCTTCGAGGCTCTGCAGCTGTGCCTCCGTAAGAGGTACGCTGCCCTCGGCGTTGGGAGTGAAGCCCTCCACTTGCAGTGTGGCTTCGATGTGAGGCATCTGTTTCATGGGAGTGATGGGTGTGTTTGGAGTTTGTGTTTGATTATCTTCTTGGTTGTGAATCGATGTGTCAGGATTCTGGGCTGCAACCTCCGGGGTTTTGTTCCCGAATGTGAACAAACCCGCCAGAGCCGCCATGAACCTCGTGAAGAGCGGTTCCGATGGCTGCTCAATCTTTCCCTCGGCATAAGGAATGGCCGGAATAGGAATGCAAGCCGTCGCCAATGCCGTGGCCAGCGCCTCGGTCATCATCGGTTTCACGTCCTCCTCATATTCCGTAATGTCATCCACGAAGCCCCATTCCTTGGCTTCCTTGGCTGTCAGCCAGCCGCCCGTCTTCATCAATGCCAGCAGATCCTCCTGAGGCTTGCGGCATCGTGCGGCATACATGGCAGCTACATGAGAGTCCAGTTTTTCCAGATTTGCCTTCTGCTTGTCAAGACTGTCAATATACTCCTGCAGCTGGTCGGCGTTCATGCTTGCCCATTCGAACACCGCCACCGAACATTTGTGCACCAGATAGAGCGCAGACGCATCCATGGAGATGCGCTGCGCTCCGAGCGAGGAGATGGTGGCGGCAGAGGCATTCATGCCGGAGAAATGAACGTGAACCTTTCCATGACGGTGGAAAGCGGAAGATATAGAGAGTGCCGTGGCCAGCTGACCTCCTGTGGAGTCCACAAGAACGCTGACCTCGGCATCGGGATTTGCGGCCAGCGTGGCCAGCACGGACTCCGTATTGAAGTCCGCGCCGCCCACATAGCCTTTAAGATGAAGATGATATTGAGTCATGTGGCAGATTGTGTTTGTTTCTGCCACAAAAGTACTATATTATATATATACGCGAAAAGACAATTTAGTACACAATAATAAATGCCCGCTCTCACTTGCAAGAACGGGCATATCATTCAAATCATCTGAAATCATAGGAAGGGTGTCATATATACAGGAAGGCTCAGCAAGTCCCCGTCTTTGCGTACATCCTTTGTGTGCAAGACATACCTGTGAAGGATACGCTCAGAGTATTTTTCCTGGAAATGGTCAATAGAAGCGTGTTTCGTTGACTGTGACGACTTCACTTCAATAGGACAGAGCTTAGCTTGCCGCGAAAGCAGGAAGTCAATCTCATAGTTATGCTTGCCGGATTCTGTCGGCCAAGTGTGATAGAACAGCTTACTATTTGCGGCAACAAGCATCTGTGCCACGATGTTCTCGTATATGTATCCCAGATTTGTATTCAGTTTGTCAGACAACAGTTTCTGATAGATAATGTTTTCCGAGAAATCATTATCCCAGAATGCCAGTGTCACAAAGAGCCCGGTATCACCACAGAAAAGCTTAAACTGTTCCTGGCTTATATTCAGCGACAGTCCGGCGTGTGGGTCGTTGGCATGATAGGCAATGTTGGTTGTCATAGAATCCTTCAGGATGGCAATCTCCTCTGTCAGCCTGTCAACCCGTCCTCCATCAACGACGCTTGACACTTTGTAGCGTGAAGCATTACTGCTCAGCTGTGCAGGTATGGCATGAAAGAGTAATGACGTAACGCCAGAGGGGTCTAATTTGTAGAAATCATCATCATAGAGGTTGATGATACTGCGTTTCCTCTGATCTACAATACTCAGGTTCTGAGTGTCAAGATAGTCATTAACTGCCTGTGGCATACCTCCTACAAGCATATACAGCCTGAAGTCCCGCATCAGCTTCCTGTTTACGGCATCTCCCAAGGGCTTGCGTTTGTCGAACATTGTTTTCAGTAGTGGGATGGTAGCTGTATCGCCCATGGCCCATCTGAATTCCTCGTAGTCCATGGGGTACATGTCAAGACGTGTCTCTTCACTTGGAATGACGATACCCTGAATGTTCTTCTTTATGCTCAATAACGAGCCGGTTTCAATGTAGTCATACCTGCCGTCCTTTACCAGATACTTGATAGCTTGCCGTGCCAGTGGCTGTTTCTGAATCTCATCCAACACTACAACAGATTTTCCAGGTACAAGAGTTACATTGTACGTAAGCTGTAGTTGGGTGAATAAGAAATCAAGATCAGACGTATCCTCGAAGAGTCGCATGACAGCTTTCGGGGCATTGGCAAAGTCTATAATGAGATAGCTCTCATACTCATGTTTTGCGAATTGCTCCACGACAGTAGATTTACCCACTCGCCTTGCACCTCTTATGAGTAAGGCGGTGGTGCCATGCTGGTTCTTTTTCCATTCGAGCATACGCTCATAAATCTTCCTTTTGAAGATCCTTTCTTCAGTTTTTGCGGGCATATCAGTTGCTGTTATTGATAATTGCGCTGCAAAGGTATTCATTTATTTCTAAATATCAAAGATTTAGCATCAATTTTGTCAAAAATCTCACTTGTTTTATGGCCGAATATGTCAAAAATCTCACTTCTTTAACCATTCTATATGTCAAAAATCTCATTAAATATCACATTTCGACAGGAACCAGTGTCTTTCGTCCTATGAGCGTCACTTCATAGGTATATCCGGCCTTTTCCTCATTGGGAGTACCAAGGCTTCCTGTACGCTTGATGGTTGGATAAGGAGCCTCCAAGTGGCCGATAATATAGCTATGCCCGTTCACATCCTGAACCACAAAGGCCAGATGGTGACGGACAGGCAGCTCACCAGTAGAAATGAAGGTGAGGGTAGTACGCTCGCTCTGTGTGTGGCTGTCATACTCCGATTCCGTGATACATGTCGGATTGCCTGAGAAGCAAACCGATGTCATGCTTTCATAGATGGCCACGGGAACACCCGCGAGACTTTTCATTTCGATGTTCTTAGGCAACGCTGAACATTCGAGATAGTAGATGGCAATAATGCCTGGTAGTGACTGTTTCATCTGACAAAAATTTAAATTTGTTTAACAATTAACATAACATACTGAATTACAGTTAATTATTTCTTTGGTTCCTCAAAAAGACAAACTGCCCTCTGAAATCAAGGAAAAAAAGTGTGAATTTAATATCGTTTAACAGATTGTGGTGGATTTATTTGCTTTTTGCATTCTGGAATAGATTTTATCAATGGCAAAATAGTTTCTGTCACTTTCTTCAATATGATTCTTTTTCATAAACCTGTAGATGAGTTCCATTTTGGTAATCTTTTTCTGTGGATTTGTCAGATCCTTCCTAATAGTATGGAATAGCTGGTCACAAAACTGTGCCCGAATAATCTTCTGTATGCGCTTGACATGCTCCTCGGGAAGGTAACACCACGTAGCAGCCCATTTGCCATGAATCTGCGGAATGGCGAAACCGACACAACCATCCATATTCTTCTTATACTTCCATCCCCTCGGCTTACGCGTAACGTAGCCGGTAAGAATCATGGCTATCTGCGTGTTCCTCTTGGGAACGATTGGCTGTATTCCTCCGTTATTGAAGAGGAACCAATCCAGCAGATAGGAGTGTAATGGAATATGGATGACAGGTTTGGACATAAGCGATTTCTGTTAATGAAACTTCAGGTAATTATGAGGAATGCCCTCTATATTTAAGAGCTTCCTTGTGATTACCCCTCCCTGTCATCTTTGACGTACCTGATCGGTGACGACGAAGACACATATTTATTAACTGTTCACACGCGCACGCGCGATACACATTCTGACGCGCCACATCGGCTACATGGCTACAGAAAATGCAACATACTGATAATGAGACTATATATAGAATTTTATATAGAATCATATATATAAAATCATGTAGAATATGTAGGCCAATCACCTTTCTTGTAGGCAATTTGTAGGCGCTTGTAGGCAATTTGTAGGCAAATTCCGCAAGGCTAAGATGTTGGCACTGAGTATGTAGCATTTGTAGCACTTGTAGCAAGGAAAATCGGGGTCTATTCCATTCTATCGAACAAATCAGGGGTTGTTTCCTGCTCGATCTGGGATGTATCCAGCAGATTGATTTGGTAATTCTTCACTAACTCGTCATAGTCGAAGCAGTAGGCACGCTGCACCTCCTCGACGTGTCTGCTCTTATCTCCTGGGAACTTCGGCGTACTCATCTTGGGTATGCCGCCCTTCAGGAAGCACTTGAAGCGTACAGACTTCTTCTCACCGAGATATTCCTTCGACTTTTCGAGGTAGTATTTCAGCGAGGCTTCTGGGATGCCCACCTCGTCCGTCATCTTATTGGAGCGTTTGTACAGCTTGAAGATACGCGACTTCTGGAGGAACAACACCCGCTTTGATGCTGGCCAGTCCGCAGCCGTCACGATGTCCGTTGTCAGCGAGGTAACCGTCTTGATACAGAAGTCACCTTCATTGATTATCTCGCCCTCAGAAAGCAGGTACTTGACAGTACGCCAGAACCCGGCCAGCTCATTGTTGGACTTACATTCTGCGTTCTGTCGCTTGATGCCATCGATGATGACAGGCTTCATGGACTCATAATGGATATCGATGGCCAGGCTTGATTCCAGCGTCCTAAGCACGGCCAGCAGAATCGTCCAATTGTTTCTGATTCGGTCCTCGATGCGTTCACCTTCCAGTGCAGCGTCCATCTCCGACTGTGTCATTCGATAGAAGTCCTTGAACTCCACTTCCATCTTCTTGCGATGGCGAAGCAACTGCAGTGTCAGGTGCGAGACACCCAATGAACGCATCTCCTTCAGGCGGTTGTATTCTGCCTGTTGTTCCTTCGTAAACTCCGACGTGTCGAAGGTCAGATACACGAAACGCGAGAACAGTGCGATGTCAGCCGTGGCCATCTCCTGGCCGGAAAGGATAATGCCCGCATCGACGCTGGTTGTCTCTTTCTTCTTGTCAAGATCCATATTCATCCTGGTTCGTCCTGTGCCGTCCCACAGGCCCTTCAGGAACTCACGCTTGTAGAGATCGATGTCATTCTTGAACTCATCGATATGCACCAGAGCATTGCTGACAGCCGCCACCGTGTCATTCAATGCCGGAAGCGTGGCGTTCTGTATATTCGGCGGCACATTCCCGATGATGAAGAAGCTCATCAGCGTATGTCCCAGCTCAGACTTACCCGAACCTTTCGGGCCGAAGAGATTGAGGATAGGGAAGGAGCGCGTTTCAGCCGTCACGATGTCACGGAAGAGCGTAGCCATCAGGAAACAGAACCCTATGCGTCCGTTATCCCCGAACACGCGGAATATCTGCCCAGTGAAATCAACAAGCGGCAGCGTTGAATATCCCATGTGTACAAACGTCTTCTCAAATTTGTAGAGCTTGTTGTCCTTCTTGTACTGCTGGGAGAAAGCGGGAAGGTAATAGTTGCCGATTTCGCCAAGCCTGACGATGCCCATGTCATCCACCTTCTGGAACTCCACGCCGTCCCAAACGCCGTTTCCGAAGGCGAAGAAACCCTCCCGCTGCCAGCCCAGCTGCTTGACTTCCTCTGCCGTTTCCGTCACCTCATAGAGGAAACGTTTCAGCTTCGTAAACTCGCGGTCGGTAGCCATCCAGAGGAAGTTACCCAGGCCTTCTATCTTCTGCTTGAATTTCGACAGTCCCACAAGCTCCTCCTGACGCAGTTCCACCAGTTTCCTAAGCCCGAACTCATTCTTGATATAGTAGAGACGTTTGGGCATGATGTTGTCTATGATGTGGAACAGCGGTTGCATGGTGAAGTTCGACCATTCCCATTCATCACCATCCTTGGTCGTGGAACAGTACTTACCTTTCTTGATATAGAAGCCGTACTGCTGCAGCTGCTCCAGATTGATTTCCCGTTCCTTCTTCGGCTGTCCGGCTTTCTCGTTGGCGATGCGCTTCTGGTCGTTTACAGCACCACGCCAAAGCGCTTCCTTCTTGCCGCTCTTCTCAGCCAGCTCATCAATGAGCATGGCCTGTTCCGTATCTGACGGTACTATGGCCACCAGTGCTGCCAGTTCTGCCACAACAGTAGCCTTGGCCTCCGTTGTCTTTGCTCTCTCAAAGCGCAGATCTGCCAGCCACAGGATGAAGTCACGTTCTTCAAGGCCGTTGAAGTGCTTCATGTCTCGGCAGTATTCGTCAGGATCCTGTTTCTCTCCGCTCTCTCCGAGCGGGATAGGCTTCACGGACACTGCGAATCCGGCTTTCATGGCCTCTGTGCCGTTCTTGATGACCGCCTTTGTACCAGCGCCGAACTCATCCCCGGCTTTCACGGGATCGGCATCAGGAAGGAAGCAAATCTTATGTGCTATGCGCTTCAGCTGCTGAAACTGCGCATCCGTCCATGCCGTCCCCAGAGGGGCTACCGTATTGACCACTCCAATCTGCTGAAGCCTCATGCAGTCCGGCGCTCCCTCTACGGCATACACCTTCTGCTCCTTGGCAGCTATGCGCCTGGCTGCATGGAAGCCGAAGAGCACATCACCTTTATGATAGATAGGCGTGTCAGCACCATTGAGGTATTTGGACTTCGATGTGCCAGTCAAATCCCTGCCCGTGTAGTTGATGACACGCCCCATGCGGTCTTTTATAGGAATCATGATACGCGCACGGAAGAAGTCATACCATTTCCCTTGTTCATCCAGCCCCACGAGACTGAGCGCTTTCAGACGATCCAGGCTCTCGCCGTTCTTCTGCGCCCAGTCCACGAGGACGTTTCCTTTCGGCGCATAGCCAATACCTTCCTCCTCGCAGTATTCGGCTCCCCATCTGCCATGAGCGTATTCTTGTGCCTCCTCATCCTCCCTGAACATCGCCTTATAGAGCGCATCCACACGCGCCATCAGGCTCAGGTATGCCTCCCGTTCAAGGCGGGCGTTCTTCTCATCTTCCGTTTCCTCCTTATCCTCAATCTTGATATTCAGTTTGTCGGCCAGCACCTTCACGGCAGCGGGGAAGTCCAGATGGTCGTAGTCCATCACGAAGCCAATGGCGTTACCATAAGCCCCGCAGCCGAAGCAGCGATAGGTGCCTTTCAGCTCATCCACCTTGAACGATGGTGTCTTCTCTGTATGGAAGGGGCAGCAGCCGACATGGTATTTGCTGCGTCCTCTTCTGCTCAGGGTAATGCCGTAGTCTGTAATGACATCCACGATATTCGACCTGTCAAGCACCTGTTCTATGATACTTTCCTTAATCATCTTGCATCTTATTACAGTCTGTTTCCCAAAATTGCCACGGATGGCTGGCTTCACAGCTTGCCAGCCGTGGACTTTTCACTTATACATACTCCCTCAAAAAGGGAGCTAAACAATGTCTGTTCGCTGATATACCAGAGCTTCCCCTTCTTGACGGCCCCTTTGATTTCTCCTTTGGCGAACTTGTTATTTACTTCCTTCACGGTAAGCCCCAGCTTCTGTGCCACCTGCTCCGCCGTGAAGAAGTTATAGTTGATTGCCCGTTTCTCTATTTCCTCTACGATGAGGTGGGCGAGGGTAGAAAGCTCAATGCTACTTAACATGGCGAACCTCCTTTCCCTTGACTCCTACGAGCCAGACTGCTACGACCAAATCATCATAGTCAATCTTATACTTCATTTCCTGTTTTTGCATAAGCCCCTCCGTCTTGTTCCATCGGAGGATGATGGAGGACATCGAGCGGCATTCATTACGGCTGCTCAGTCTTCCGAGCATCACCTTGTCTGGTCGGAGCTGTCTAAGCCATCCAGTCTTGTTCTGTATTGTTTCCATCTTGTTAGCGGATTGTATAATGGTTGTTGACAAACAATAATTATCCCAAACAGCATCCTTCCATGCATTCAAAAGGTGAAAAACGCTGCATTTGCGACCCGAAAAAGCCGTGAAATGTGTTAAAACCGCTTAAAAACGCACTCAAACCGCCTAAAATAGTCATGTTTTTAAACATTTATTTTGTTTATACTTCAATTTTCTGTACCTTTGCACTCGCAAGACGGAGATAGCATCAAAGTTGCGCAAGTGCTGAAAGGTGTTGCAAAGGTAGTTGGAGTGCCAACAAAGCGAAAAGACAAATTGAGCACCTTTTGACCTAAACATCAAGGCACAAAAAAATCTGCTCAACAGTTCGTGAGAACCATTAAGCAGATTATAAAGAGAAAGAAATTTCTGCCTCCCCGAATTGATCTTTTAGTCTGTTAGCAGATTTCCGTCACAGGTTTTGTTACAGCTAAAAAGAAATAAGCCTAAGAGATTGAGTATTACCTCAAAACTTGATTCCCGTAGGCGCTACAACCTAAGGAATGAGCGAAACATCACAACGATGTTACGCTCATTTTCTTTTTGTCCGATTCTGATTGTAGGTTACTGATAATCAAGTGTACCATTAATATTTGCACATACCTTTTGGCTAGTGCTTTTATGTTTAACCTGCGACTAAGCAGGCTGATGACATGAAAGGGTAAATGGACATGTTTGGACAATTTGTTACCAGTTTGTTACCAACTTTCAGCCATTTTTTGTTACCAAATGCCCCAAATGGCCTTTTTGAGGCAAAAACAAGAATGGTAACAAAAAAGTCTTCTCCTGTCCTTACCCGCTTGTCTAAAGCCGGTTTCTTTCGCGCAAAATGTACACATTATGAAAAAATCAATTATTACTGTCGTCTATGACAGAAAGAAAAAGGTAACAAAAACCGGACGTGGAAAGGTCGAAATCCGCTTCTATTTGGGCAGCGGCGTCCGTAAGTACGTAACCATTCACGACTGCAATCCCTTCGAATGGAAGGAGTATCAAGCCAGTGAAGAGCTTCGCAAACAGCTAACCATCTACAGGCATGTTATCGAGGCTATGGAGAAGAATGGCGAGGAGCTGACCATTGAGAACGTCAACGCTCACATTGGCCGTGACAGTACCAAGACCCGCGAGCGGCGTGAATTCCGTAAGAAGAAAGCCTCCAAGACAGGCTTCATAGACTTCATCCTGGAGCAGCTACCCAAGGAGGCCATCAAGCCGAACACCATGAAACGCAGGTATGTTGTTCTCGGAGCTTTGAAGCGTTTCGGCAAACTCAACAGCTTCTCAGACCTCGCCCCGAAAAACATCAAGGCATTTGACGAATTCCTCCGTCAAGAAGACTCCACACGTACCCAGCCTACCATTCATGACTATCACAAGGTCGTCAAGCATTACACCATGCTGGCCACTCAGTATGACTACCTGGAAAAAGACCCTTATGAACACCCTCTTTGCCACTTCACCCGTGGGCAGTACAAAGAACGCCAACCTCTTCTTGAAGACGAACTGCTCAGAGTGCGTATGTGCAAGCTGGGAAAGAAGGAAGGCCGTGTGCGTGACCTGTTCATATTCTGCGCCTATACTGGCCTTTCGTACATCGACAGTCAGCATTTCGACTATGAGACCATGACTGAGACTATCAACGGCCAAACCTACATCGACGGCAAGCGTACCAAGACTGGCAACAACTTCTTCACTCCTATCCTCCCCCCGGCTATGGAAGTACTGAAGAAGTACAACTACGCGGTACCCCATATCAGCAATCAGAAAGCCAACGACTACCTGCATCTCATCGAAGCAGCTTGCAACATCCACAAGCCTATGACGATGCATGTAGCGCGCCACAGCTTTGCGACATTGGCCCTTTCCTATGACATTCCCATAGAAGATGTCGGAAGGATGCTTGGTCAGAAAAACATCAGAACCACGCAGATCTACGCCAAGATTCTGAAGAAGACCATCGAGCGCCACGCCTGCAATCTCGCGTCCCTCATCAAGTAGCTACATAGACGGGCTTATCCTTCTTCAGGAATGGTGGCACAACACCATTCAAGTCCAGCCAGTAGTCGAATATCAGGATGGACTTTTCCGTTTCTAGCACGAAACAGCTATGAAATACGTAGGTCAGTTTCATTGTTGCAGCATTTCACAGAGTTTATCTTCCCTAATAATCTTTGGAGCAGCCTTTCCTGCCAGCACCAATACCTTCTTACCATTACGATAAATATGAAGCTGGCGTGAGCGGACTACTGCTGTCAGCTCTGGAACATCCTGCATGGCAAGCCAAAGATGATGGTAGATGCCATCCACTTCAAACAGCTTCTTCTGTAGGTGTGAGCACATATTGGTAGTATCAATCGTCATCATACAATTATTTTGATGTTAAAGTCCAACCATGGTCGCCGTGATTTAATACACATAATTGCCTTTGCAAAGTTACGTATAAACGAGCAAAGTACAAAAGGAAAATGGACTTTTTTTTAAAAATCAAGCGCAAGTAACCCAAAAAGTTTCTTTATTATTCGGAGAATTACTAAAAAAACAGTATTTTTGCGTCAGATAAATATAATATCCAACAATCTATTATGAGAAAGTTCTTCAATATTCTGATTGTGTCGCTGCTGGTGACAGTTCAGACAGTTTCTGCACAGGATGTTGTGCCGTCAGAGACACTTACAAAGATAAGACAGGAGAAGGAGTGTACTGTATATAGCTTCAAGTACCCAACGGTAAATATAAATGGAGAGCAGATAGTGTTGTCTTCGGCTCTTGTTGCTTGGACACCGAGTGACAGACAGGAGACGGACAGCATTGAGAGCGTACACGTATCACCTCACCATTACTTCCGACAACGAGCGTTCCACAACAACCGATGCTTCGTCTAATGACCAGAACTTTGCAACATTCATGCCCGGACGTAGGTATGGGAGCCAATATACTTCAGAATATGCCAACTATGCAGCTCATTGCATCATCATCATGCCTGACTATGAGGGTTATGGGGTGACGAAGAATTTACCGCACCCCTATCTCTCTCAGCGTCTGACAGCACAGCAGGTGTTGGATGCGGTAATGTATGGAATGGAACTCTATAAAAAGGTTGTAGCAGAGAAGTCTGTTGAATATCCGCTGCTGCCTATCAAGAGCGACTGGCGCTCGTTCTGCATGGGTTATTCGCAGGGTGGGGCTGTCAGCCTGGCAACCCAACGCCTCATTGAGGAGAAGGGGTTAGCCGACGAGCTGCATTTCCAGGGTAGTTTATGCGGTGACGGTCCCTATGACCTCGTAACCACCATGCGCTATTATTTGGAAGATGACGGCACAAGTTATGGTGTGGAGACAGATCATAGAAAAGGCACATCTACTTATCCTGTCGTGGCACCACTGATTATGAAGAGTATGCTTGAGACGCATCCCGCTATGGCTCCGTATAAGAGAGAAGATTTCATGTCGCAGCAATTCCTTGACACTGGCGTGTGTGACTGGATAGACAGCAAGGAATATACCACGACCGATATCAACAAGATGTGGTATAACCAGGTAAAAACGGGCGTTGACACCCAAGGCCGCCATTATACACCAGAGCAGATGGCCGAAATGTTCAGCACTCCGTCCAGTGGCACGGTGATTGGAAACCTGGATAAGATGTTCACACAAGCGGTTTTTGACTATATGTCTGATGACGGCAACTTCGACGTTGTGCCAGAGAATCCTGCCAATGCGCCACAGGCTATTCATCGTGCCCTATATGATAATTCTCTCACCACAGGCTGGGAGCCACAACACCGCATACAGTTCTACCACTCGAAGTACGACATGATAGTGCCCTACGGCAACTACCTCGCCTTCCGTGATGCTCACCCGCAGGGTGAAGGTACCATGTACCGTGTCGACGACACCTTCAGCACAAGCGATCACGTGATGGCTGGAGGCGCATTCCTGATATATGTCCTAGTCAGTAAGAGCTGCCCCGAAGTCTTCAACTGGATATGTGAAGGTAGCAAGCCGACAGGAATTCGGGAGATGTCTGATGTCAGAGGTAAGATGTCTGATAGTTGGTACAACCTGCAGGGCCGCAAGCTTAATGGCAAGCCATCGCAGCGCTCGGCCGAAGGACGCTTGTTCCCGCAGGGTCTCAAGAAGGGTGTGTATATCTATAACGGCAAAGCAGTCGTGATAAAATAACAGTTAAAGATTATAATCGACTTTAATTCCGAGTGATACCGACAATTTCTACTATTTTGAAATCCATATATTCCGTTTTTTTCGTTTTAAAATACTTTTTTACCTAAAATCCGCAACTAATAGTCATGCGGACTAATTTTGCCGTCTTGCCCTCCATCTGCGGAATCTCCAGCCAC